CCATCTATAAAAAGTGTCTCTACTTATTTCCCACTTAGCCATAACCTCTACATCAGAAAATCCAGCAGCCATTAATTTAGTAAGTTCAGTTCTATCCAGTAAAATATTTTCTCTGTCCAGTTCACTAAACCTTCACTGTCCAGTAAAAATAAATATTAAGAAGATGAGAATTCAGGTCCATACTTATACTGACCGTTCCGTTCAAGATGAACTTAATCTACCGAAAATACTTTAAGAAAGTACTTGACATTTAAACTATCTTGTGCTACTATTAAAGATGAGGGCGGGAACTCAGTTGAAAACTGATGAAACAATGAGAATAAAGCTAAGGGCAGAACCTGGTAGAATCAATTAGTTATGAGTTCAACTAGATTCTCGTCCCTCAGTTTCCTTTAAGATAAAAATAATAATGATTCAATTCCTAACAGCACTTCTTCCTTTACTTGGTGGGTTTACCCAACCGATAAAAGATTTCTTTTCATATAAAGTCAAAGAAGCTGAACAACTTCAACAGTTGAAATTAGCTCAAATAGAAGCTGAATCTAAAGCAATTCTAGCTCAATCGGAAGCTGAATCTGCTCAAATGCAATTACGATTAGGTGCCACATCTAGAGAATTCAAGCAATCTACTTTTTATCTACTAATTCTTCCAGTGATCTTTTCTGTTATTTTTCCTAGTGCGGCTAGTGTGATGTGGGAAAACTTTCGTCATATCCCTGAATGGTTTCAAATATTATTTGTTTCAGTGTATTCTTCTATCTGGGGATTACCGATAGCGAAAGAGTACCTTGGAGGTATGTTTAAGGGTATTAGTAATGCAATTGAGCTACGCCGAGAATTTAAGTTAGCTAAACTAGAAAAGAAAACTTTCTACGACCTTCTTAGAAACGTGAAGGGTAAAGTAACTCCGGATGATGTTAAAGTCTTAGAGAAGGTTATCGATGATTATAACCGATAAAATTCATGAACTAGTAATTGAAGATAGGAACTGGTCACTAGCCATTGACTTGTTTGTTAAATGGGGCTATCCAGAAAGAACATTAGAACAGGCTAAAAAAATAAAAGTAACAAATGTGTATAAGGTATCTGGTGAATTAAGTGCTTGGGGGATTCCATGGAAAATAAGTTAAAAGGCAAAAAGAAGGAAGTTAAATTAAAATTGAAGGCCCCTATTCTGATTGCTCCGGTTAAAATAAAAAAAGCTAAAAAGAAGCCATATTAATGGATATGTTAATTTTTGTAATTAATCCATTTTTCTCGGGAGAGAAATAATGGATATGTTTATTGCCGTGGGGGCACCGTTTCTGGTGGGCCTCGTTTTATTTCTAATTAAACATATTCATGCTAGACTTCTTCATTTAGAAAAGTCTCATATGCCTAAAGAGGATATTCGAATTCTCATTGAAGACAAGATTGGTGGCTTGAAGGTTGACCTTAGAGATATTAAAGAAAAGATAAATAAGATTTTTGATTTATATTTAAATGATCATCGAAAATAATGTCAAAATATTCTCCTAAATTATGTACTGAACTTACTAAATTAATGGCTGCTGGATTTTCTGATGTAGAGGTTATGGCTAAGTGGGAAATAAGTAGAGACACTTTTTATAGATGGAAACGAGAAATCCCAGAATTCAAAGAAGCTCATGAAATAGGAACTAATCTCTTTGACTCTAATCACGAAAAGTTAGGGAAAGAAGGGATGATGAAAACAAAAGATATAGACTATCAGTTTTGGCGAGACTTAGGTAAATATCGTCATGGGTGGGCCGAGAAGACCCCCTCCAATACAAATAATACGCAGATTAATATAGATAAGATAAATATCCTTCAACAACAGACAGATTCAGAATTGATAGAGTTCATCAAATCTAATTTAGAGCAAGTTCCAGAACTTTCTTATATTATTGATCAAAATGGAAATTGATAATTTAGATAGACCTAAGCTCCTCAAACTAGCTCAGGCCATAACTATTCTCACAGAGAATAGAAAGTACAACTTAATTGACTCAGTGTTCCCTGACACTGGACCTTTTTCTAGGGACGCCTATTCCAAGCATGTAGAGTTTATGCAGGCAGGGAAGACTCATCGGTATAGAGTACTCTCCGGAGGAAACGGGTCCGGAAAATCATTCACTACTGGGACCGAATTGACTTACCACCTTACTGGAGAGTATCCACATTGGTGGGAAGGCCATCGATTTAAAAAGGCCATTAAGGCATGGGTTATTGCTGAATCTGGCTCGTTATGGAGAGACTCTCTACAGTCTGCTTTACTAGGTCCTATAGGGGACGAGATTGGAATAGGCCTACTCCGAAAAGATTTAATATCTGATACTAAATCGTTACCCGGTGTTCCTGGGGCAATCGGTCAGATATACGTCAAACATAAAAGTGGCAGCATTAGTTCCGTAGTCGTTAAGACATTCGAAATGGGAAGGGAACAATTTCAGGCTGCCACCCTCGACTTAATTGTATTCGATGAAGAACCTCCTGAGACGATTTACTCTGAGTGCATTACCCGGCTTAGAGGAGTTAAAGGTAAAAAGGATCCTGGTATTTGCTTAATGGGATTCACTCCCCTTAAAGGGTTAAGTGATGTTGTTTTAAGGTATTTACCGGGGGGGCAGTTTCCAGAGGGGGGTGTCCACCCAGAGTTTCCCGACAGGTATGCAATTGCTATAGACTGGGACCACGCTCCACATTTAACAGAGGCAGATAAAAAGGCCATGTTGAATGAGTATCACCCTAATGAACGGGACGCCCGATCCAAGGGAATCCCAATGTTGGGCTCTGGTAGGATATATCCTCTTATTGAAGATGACGTGGTAGTTCAGCCTTTTAAGGTTCCTGATTATTTTCCTAGAGCTTTTGGATTAGATTTCGGATGGAACTGCACAGCTGCTTTATGGGGAGCTCAAGACCCTACTACGAATATTATTTATTTATACGCTGAGTACAAACAAGGAAAAGTAGCTGACTATCAGCATATTTATTCTATAAAAGAAAGAGGAGATTGGATTTCTGGGGCTGCCGATCCGTCAGGCGGGGGCAGGAGAGATGACGGCAGAATGCGAATTGACTACTACCGAAGTCTAGGACTGAATTTACACCCAGGATACAACAGTTTAATATCTGGAATAAGCCAAGTCTTCACACTGTTTGATTCTGGTTCCATAAAGATATTCTCTAATTTAGAGAAATTCTTATCAGAGTTCAGAGTGTATAGATATGATAGTAAAGACCTTAATAAACCAGCTAGAAATCAAGAAGATCACTTATTAGATTGTTTACGCTATTTAATTTCTTTATTTGATACTATATCACTCTCTAAGTATGATTCTGAGACTCCAGAGGAAGACTCTTTTGAACAATATAATCGCTGGCAGCAAATTGATCCTTTAACAGGTTACTGATAAGTCCAAGGAGTATCTGGATTGAGTCTAGATAAATTAATTAAATACATAAATGCTGATAATATAGCTGATCTCTTAGACGAAGAAAAACTTAGAGAGATTGCTGGAAATGCTAAGCATGGATATGAGATAGATGAAACTTCTTGTGAATCGTGGATACGAATGAATAAAGAAGCTTTAAAGATGATCAAATCCGATGTAGATACTGAAATGACTAAGGAGTACGCCCACTCTCGAGTCGTGTACCCTTTATTAGCATCAGCTGTTATACAGCTAGCTTCTAGATTGATTCCTCACTTAGTTAGAAATAATAAGGTAGTTGAATGTGCCGTCCTGGGTCCCGACCCCGAAGGCATTAAGAAACAAAAAGCAGATCAATTAAGTAACTTCTTTTCTTATGAGCTCTTAATAGATTCTGATTGTTGGTTAAGTGATTCCCATAAGTTACTCCACATTGTTAGTGCATGGGGAACAGGGTACAGAAAAATATATTACGATGCTGACCAAGACAAAGTCCTTAGTGAAGTTTTAAGTCCAGAAGATGTCATTATAAATTCTAACACTAATTCTATTAATAAGTGCCGACGGATAACAATCCGAAACTATATGACTGCAAACAATATAGTAGAGTTTGTTAGAGCGGGCAGGTTTCTTGATATAGATCCTAAAGAGTTAAATCCGGACCATGAATCTACCGACGATACTAATCCTGTGTACGAGATCTTAGAACAATTTAGTTACTTAGACTTAGATGACGACGGGTACGAAGAACCGTATATTATTTTTTTTCATAAAGACAAAGAACAGGTTTTAGGTATCTATGCAGCCTACACTCTAGAAGACGTTCATGTTAATGAATCTGGAAAAATTAAAAAGATTATTAATAAGCCGTATATCGCTGACTATCATTGTATTGATGATCCAGAAGGAAAATATCATAGCCTAGGTCTAAACCATTTACTGTTCCATCAGAACAAGAGCATTACTAGTATCTTAAGACAATTAGTAGATTCTGGTGCCTTAGCTAACCAACAAGGTGGTTTTGTTACTAAGGCGTTTAAAACTAAACAACGTGAAGTCAAACTAGAATTAGGAAAGTTTACGCAATTAGAAGTTCCTCCTACTACAGATATTAGAAGTCAAATTATACCTTTACCCTTTAAAGAGCCTTCTCAGGTTTTGTTTTCTTTACTTGGTTTGTTGATTGAAGCTGCTAAGGAAACAGGCTTTATCACTCAAGCTCTAGTAGGTGACATGCAAGGACAGAATGTCCCTGCCACTACTATGTTAGCTATCGTTGAACAAGGTACCAGGGCGTTTAAACCAATGGTACAGAAGTTGTACCATTCCTTAAAGAAAGAATTTAAGATAATGTATGATCTGTATTCTAAGTTTTCTAACCATGATCGATACATTAGATTTTCTGACACAGATATTACAGTTAGTAAATCAGTCTTTGAAGAAAACGATTTAGATATTATCCCTGTAGCTGATCCTACACAAAGTAGTGAAGCCCATAGATACATGCAAATCCAGGCTCTACAACAATTAATGCAGACCCCCTTAGCCAATGTAATTAATCTTCAAGGAATGGCGCTACGGGTCTTAAATGGGCTCCAGATTGATAAAGCAGAGGAGTTGATTGCCCAGCCTCAACCAGATCCTAAAGCCCAAGAAGCTCAGATGAAAATGCAGTTAGACCAAGAAAAGATAGGGTTAGAAAAACTGAAGGCCCAACGAGAACAAGCTAAAGTAGAATATGAGGGGATAAAAACTCAGATTAAGCAAGGTGAATTACAAATTAGACGTCAAGAGTCGGATGAAAAACAACGAATGATGTTAGCTAAGTCTTATAAAGACCAGCAAGAAGCATCAGTAAAAGAAAGATTAGCCACAGTAGCGGAGAATAAAGTAGATGTTGAACGACACCGATTGGCACTTATGGCTCAACAGCAACGAGACAAGAGCGTTTCTTGATTTATTGAAAGGGAAACAGAAAGAGCTACAGGAAGGAATTGTAAGTGGGTTCTTACTGCAGCACGATCAAGTAGATAAAATAGCAGTAGATTATGCTCATAAAGTCGGAGTGCTAGAAGGTTTAAGTGAAGCTATAAAGACAATAGAGGAGATAGTAGAATATGAAAGAAGATCAGATACTTAATGGTGATCCCCTTAATGGGAGATTAATTGTCAAGATAGACCAAGAACAAATAAAGGAAGATTTAGGTCTTTCAAAAGATAGCTCATTATATATTCCCCATGAACAAGCTTTTGCTGGAGCTTCCAGTAGAGGTAAAATCGTGAATATGGCTAAGGATGCTTTTGGGAACAAATATAAAGAACGATATGGTAGTGAAATAGTTCCCCCTCAGGTGGGAGACTTTGTTCATTTCGTTCCATATCAATCTGCAAAGATAGATAAAGAAGGCGAATATTATTTCGTAATAGATGAGAACATCAATTTTGTAGAGAGACAATAACATGCTTATAGAAACTAAAATAGATGCTAGTACAGGGGCGTTCGTTTGTGAAGTTAATCACGAAGAACTATTTAGAATATCGAAAGACATTTTAACCTACTTAAAAGACGACCCCACATGGCAACAGTTTATAAAAAATCAACATTTCATGTTTTTTTCCGCTAGAGGGCCAGTAAAATGCTAGACGACGAAGACGAAAAACCTATAGTAGAGTTAGAACAGGAACCAGAATCTGAAAGTGAATTGGTCCAGGAATCAGAGTCCGAACCGGAACCAGAGTCCGAGATAGAATCTAGAGCAAAACAATACGGTCACTTATCTAAGGAAGAATGGGAAGCTCAAGGGAAAGATCCAAAACAATGGAAGTCTCCTGAAGAGTTTGATAAGACCGGGAAGATTTTAGAGCAGCTTTACTCTTTACGTCATCAAGTTGACAGACGGGACAGAGAAATTCAAGCTTTGGTTGACTATCAACAACGAACTGCTCAACGAGAATATGACAGGGCTAAAAAGGAAGTAGAAAACCAATTAAAAATATCTAGAGATGATATGGATGTAGCCGGCGTTGAACATTATACGAAAGAGCTTGTTAAGATACAAGAAGCTGAACACTATAATGCTAATCAAGCTATGCATCAGCAACAGCAGGACGCCCTAAACAAATTTAAAGAAAGAAATAAACATTGGTTCAACGACAATAATAATGACTTAGTTAACAGAGCTATTGTTTTAGATCAAGAGTTACGCGGTAGATATCCTAATATGAATTATGATGATCTTTGCCAAACTATTGAAGCTAAGATGCTCTATGAATTTCCAGAGCGGGTAGGTAATTTTAACAAGCCTAGACCTATTATGTCATCTAGTCAATCTTCTGTTAATAAAACTGCTAAGGCACCTTCTTCTCAGTCCTTTAATAGATTATCTCAAGACTTAAAAGACACATATAACGCCACTAAAAGAATCATAGAATCCAGAGGGGACCGGGAATATTCGGTTCAGGATTTTATGGACCAATTAAAGAAGGATGGGGAGATATAATCTAATGAGTACTAAATTAAAAAGTAATAAATATAGAGCCCAGTTTAGACCAAATTTATTTATTCAAAACATACACGAACTAGAAAGTTATGATCCTAATTATGAGTATAAAAACGTAATCAATACTTATAAACACGATCCAGGTAGAATTATTAGGTATTTAGACAAAGGATGGGAGTTAGTCGAGTCTACAGAAAAGTTAGTAGATGACAGAGCGTTTACTCCAAATTCAAAAGAAGATAGCCTTAGAAGTCAATTAGTAAAATCAAAGACTAAATGTGGACATGAACAGTTTTTACTGAGATGTCATAAAGACCGCAGAGCCCAAAATGAAAAAGCAAAGAAAGAACAGAGAGACGAGCTGTTTGAACAAGCAACTAGAAAACGCGGTGGAAAAATAGAACGCCGTGGAAACGAAGTACGAATTAGTGAAATGGAAATAAACGAAAATAATGCTAGATAAGAGGATTAAATAATGGCGAATGTCAATGGTACTTATGGTCTCGCTCTGCACAAGGATATTAGCAAGGCAGAACCAGAGATATGTTTTATACCTGCAAGTGATGGGACAGCAACATTTGTAGGAGACCCAGTAAAAACTGCAGGGTCGGCAGGAAGAATAGTGGGATGTCCATACGCAAAAACAGTAGCTCAATGTGCTGCTACTAATCCTATATATGGAGTTGTATTAGGATTTTTACCTCATATGGTATCTTCCGGTATGGATCTAGGAAAACGGCATAGACCTGCTAGTACGGCTATGTATTGTATGGTCAAGCCAGCAAATCACTTAGATGAATACAGAACTCAAAGTGATGATGACAGTGCAACTTTGGCTGCTGATGATATCGGCTTAAATGCTGACTTTATCGTTGGGTCTGGTAATGCCACTACGGGAATGTCTGCAGTACAGTTGGACACTAGTACAAAAAATACCACTGCTACTCTTTCTTTGAAGATAATTAATGTTGTAGATAGACCAGACAATCTGTTAGGTTCTGCTCAACAAGATGTTATCGTTCGACTAAACAATATTGAACTGTCTGGATCAACTGGTACAGTTGGCTTATAATCGGAGTAAATAATAAATGGCTAATTCAGGAAGAGGAACTACAGGCAGTATACCTCGTGCGCTACAGTACGGGGTTGATGACTGGGTAAAACATTTTAAGAATATATATGGAAATGTGGGAGAAAAGCTTTTCACTAAGAAATCTTCAAATGATAAAGGGTTTTATGAGTCTGTTACTTTAGCAGGAATGGGCCTGGCATCTGTCAAGGGCGAAGGTTCTGCTATAACTTATGACTCAGTAGACCAAGAGTCTAATACAAAGTGGGCAGTGCACACCATAGAAAAATCTGCTCGTTTAACTATGGAAGCTATTGAAGATAACGTCTATCACGATCTTCTCCCTATATACGCTGAGGCTATAGCTAAGTCCCTCGTGTATACTAAGGACGAGAAACGGGCTGAGATTATCAACAATGCGTTCACCTCAGGCGAAACTGGTCCAGATGGAAGTTTGTTGTGCGTCACTGATCATCCGCTTCAAGCTGGGGGCACTAGTTCTAATAAGCTTGCCACTAACTCTGATCTATCAGAAGATGCTATGGAGTCTATGATTATCCTCGTAGATAAGTTCTTAAACCCAGACGGACTCAAGTCTATGTATGATGCTAAGTACTTGCTTGTCCCCACGGATTTAAAGTATGAAGCTTGTCGTATCATGAAGAATAAAATGCAAACGGACTCCGCTAATCATAACATTAATGCTATTAACTATAGAGGAGATGTAGAAGATTACCTAGTCTGGAAACGTTTAAGTGATACTGATGCGTGGTTTATCACTACTAATGCAAGTGACTCACTCGTAGAAGTAAATAGGAAAGGACTACAACGTAAAGAGTTTAACGACCCCTACACTTATGATTTAATTATCACTATGTATGAACGTTACAGGATGTTGTTTAATGACTGGAGAGGCATTGCTGGAACCCCAGGCGCTTAATCGTCGAACTATTAAATTTAGAGAGTGTCTCGTGAGAGACCTCTTTACCCAATGTGGTTAATTAGGAGATATATAATATGGCATATGAATATGCAGACTACCCAAACGGTTTCAGTCCTGGTGTAGTTATTAAAGAAGTACTGGGAGCCGATTTTATCCCAGGTAAAATATGGTATGTAGGAAATAATGCTACTAAGTTAAAAGGTGAAGCGGACGCTGCAGATTCTTCTGACCTCAGAGCAGGAACGTTCTTCAAGCCTTTTTCTACAATAGATCACGCGTATAATCAATGTAAAGCTAACAGAAATGATGTAATATTAGTTCGCCCAGCTCACACCTTGTCTATAGCAAATGCTACTACATTGGTAATGGATGTCGCCGGTGTGCATATAATTGGTATGGGGTCAGGTGAAAACAGACCTATTATTACTTTTGCTACAGCTACTGCAGCTGCTATCCCAGTCACCGGAGCAAACAACACCTTAGCTAATATGGTGTTTAAATGTAATATAGCTTCTCAGAATCATATGATTGATCTGGCCGCCACAGATTTCAAAGTTATCGGATGCGATTTTAGAGAAGGTTCTGCTACAGGGTTGTCATTTATTACAGCAGATACTGCTGATACTGATAGCAACCGGTTCTTAATTAAAAACTCTAAGTTTCACATGCCTACGGCTGGAAACGGAGATGCCGCCATCCAAATTTCCAAAGACTTCACTGGGGGCGTAATTGAAGGATGTGATATATATGGAGATTTTGATAATGCAGCTATAGAAATACCTGCCGGTGGTAATGCTCAGGTTAACTTAGTTATAAGGGACTGCGTTGTTACTAATTTGCTAACAGGTGTTCACGCCATTGAAATTAATGGTACATCTAGTACCGGTAAGATAATTAACTGCTACTGCCAAGGCGACACTTTAGGCACCATAGTTGACGCTGGTGGCCTGGAAATGTACAATGTTTTCGAACATGATGGTACAGACCAAACTAGAGCTAACCCTGTTGGAACTGCTTTAGACTCTGCTGAAAATTTCATAGGAGTGGATGATGCTGACAATTTAGCTGCTACGACAAACGTAGTTGCTAACCGAGATGGTTCCGTTCTAGAACGTTTAGAAGCTATATATGCTGCACAAGTAGACGACGTAGCTGGAAATATTCTAGGAATAGATGATTCAAACAACGTCTTTGCTTCTACTAATGTGGTCGCCAATGTAGACGGGTCTATTATTGAACGGTTAGAAGCCCTCATGGATCCTTTAAGCGGATACAATCCTAGAATGGGATTCGGTGTCACTAAAGTGAGTAACTTAGCGGATGGTTCTGGTACTGACGATCTCTTTACCGTAACTGGAAGAGTATTAATCACCAGTCTGACCGGCGAAGTCACCACTGTAATTGGTGGAGCGGCAACTCTTAAGTTACGAGATATTACCAATTCTGTAGATCTCTGCGCAGCTACGACTATAGATAGCGACGCTGTGGGTACAATGTACGCACTCACTAGCATTAGTGCCAATATTCTTAACGGTACTGGTGCTACTCCTGTTGTTGGTTCTATACCGAATATAACTGGAGCGTCCCAAGTTGACGTGGCAGTAGTGGGAGACGTTCAAGCACCCCTCACCATCTCTCAAGTCCTCGATGCTGCTGATACTGGTAGCTACTAATATTGTCTACCGTGTCTGCTTCTAAGTCGTAGATTGGAGAAGAATTAGCTACGTTAGTGTGGTTAATTCGTGTAAATTTAATTGGTTTTTCAGCCCGTACTCTA